TTCAAATTACCTTGTCTAATAATTTGAATCATTTCATTCACTCCTGTTTGCAAGTTTAGTTACCACGCTACACAATTTATTCATATAATATCGATTGTCAAACATCTTCATTTGCTGCATAACGCAAGTGTTGAAACACCCAATCACAATCCGTACCGAATATGTCATTGCATTTATCGAAAGAGCCTTCTCCAGACTCAAAGAAGTGGTAAAGATTTTCACGATAATGAAGATATGGGTAATAAAGATAGTGAAATAAGTACGATCTCCTATCTGGATCGTTTTCTTTTCGGAATTGAGATATCCATTGGTTAATACTATTACGCTGATACCCAAGTGAATACATTAGTTTTTTAAATCTTTTTCGAGTCATCATAAATCCTTTCTGTTGCATTTGCAACATATTAAAATCTTTCTTTTAAAAATATTCTTTAATTTCATGTCCACACCACGGGCACCGAACATACATGCAGTTATCATATATAAGGTCTCCATAATGTGTTTCATTGATATTAAAACGAAATTGACAATGACATCTCAAGCATTCTTTTTGTGTACATTGTTTCAACTACTTGCAATTCAGGTTTGCCTTGTCTAATAATTTCCATAGTTACACTCCTTTATTACATTGTGTTTTATATCACTCTCTATCCAATCATATTCTTGAATGTCGTAATACGCCTCAGCACACTCACGAGAACAGAAGATATTGTCGTATTTATCTCGAAAATATGTATAGTCATATCTTAATTTGTTACTACACTGATGACAGACTGCCATAACTGGTGGATCGAGAGCATAAGGACAAGTGGGTTTGCAAGGCAAGTTTTTGCATACATTACACATCTAATTCTCCTCAAAATTAAAAATTCCATAAATTTCTGTGTTACACCAAGGACAAACAATCCATTCATCCCAGTCCTCGTCCTCCCAGTCGTAACTTATGTTTGTGGCATAATGTGTGTCATAATCATCATATTGAAATACACATCCACATTCTGAACAGGATATTGTATTTGGTTTTGATGGTTTGATTTGCAACTCAGGTTTGCCTTGTTTGATGATTTTCATTGTTGTGTTTTCACCTTCTTCAACAAATAATCTCAGTTACATCATCTTTGTTATTCAAGATGTCTAATAGGTTAAAAACATCGTAACATAATCTCTTCTTACACTGATTAAAATGATCAGAATCGACAGAACCGTTATAATCATATTCTGCTGTCCAATGTGTCCATTCATCTAAATTAGTATGGATATCGTTACAAAGTTCCAGAGACAATTCTTTAATATCGATATCTTGATGACTTACACTGTATTGACAATTTTCATCTTCCGTTATGATAATCGTGTCTAACAAATCAAACACAATCCAATAATTCACACCCTCGGCATCGAAACATACAACTTCGGGTTTTTGATTGCTAAAAACATTGCAAAAGGCATTCAGTAGAACTACAGGCACATCGTCTATATAACTTAATTTGCCTGTCCAATCGCCAATTGTAATATCTGTCCAACCGAATTGTGGCTTTGAAAGCATTAAATCACTCCTTTAAAACTCGTGTTTTATTTGCCATTTTTACACCTCTGGATTTGTTGCTGTATAATATTTTGCTATTGTTTGTGTGTATTCACTTGCGGTATTTTCCAAATCTATCTCGGATTCAGTTTTAAACTTATAAATTTTATATATTCCAATAACTTCGCTCAGCACTTCAGCACCACACATAATCATATCAATGGCATTAGTCGAAAGGTTTTCGCTATCTGTAACACAAATTGCAACGCTTTCTTTGCCATTTGCATTTCGTGCCAGAACCATATCTCCTTTATTAAGGGATTCGTCATCTGGAACTTTATATGTATATCTTTTGGCGTTTTTATCTTGTAGATGTCTTACTTGTACAATGTTCATTCATTCTTCTCCTTTCCATTTAAACAAACATTCATTTCTTGTGTTGTGATTTCGTGCATCCATGCTAACTAATGTTGACCTGTTCCAAACTATTTCAAAGTCTTTTGGGGCAACAAGTTCGCTAATATACACATAATTGTTTTTAGACAACTCTCTTGCCCAATCCCAAAAAACCTCGTAGTCAAAAGTTGGATTAATACCATATGAGTTGGTATTTAAATACGGTGGATCAAGGTAAAATACACAACCTTTGTAGTGTTGTGGAGCGTACTCCTTATATTCGTTACATTTCAAGGTGATATTGAATAAATCACTTGCCTGTTTTTCGAGGTTGCGTTTACCCTCTTGATAGTAGTCACGGATTTTATTACCGTTAGGTGTTTTTACCATGTGAGGTTTGCCATACCCACCGTCAAACCATTTGCCATTATACGAAGCAAGAAAACCTATATTTCCAACATACCACTGTTCGTACTTGTCTTTATCTGTTCCGTCTTTCCAAGCATCTTTTACAAGGTTATATGTATCTCTCGATACTTCATCAAGTAAAGGTTTTCCTTCTTGTACTCTTTTGAGCAATGCTATCAGATACGGATTTATGTCAGAACCTATACGCTCTTGGCAACGAATCTTATCAATTATGTTACCCCCTCCAACAAAGGGTTCTATATATGTAGTCACATTATTGCTGTCAATACATTCCTGTAATATTGGGACAATATATTTAGCAATACGAGACTTGCTTTCCATATACTTCATTAATATCTCCTTAATCTGTATAAATCGTAATTAAGTTGCCCAATTTACGATAACCGAAACAAAGATTACCACCATCGCAAATCAGAGCCTGTTCATCTTCTGTGAAATTGAACGGATTACTTAACACCTTGTATGTAATGTTACCGTAACCATGTCCCTCCTGCGTGTAACACATATAATTCTGCAAGTCATCTTGTGTAACATCGTACTTCTTTGTGTGAAAGTTCAGCCAAATCGATTTTGCTTTCGGTGCAAGTTTCTTATATATTGCAAGATTTTCTTCACGAAGTTCGTTCCCATTAGGCTTAAATGCCCACCCTGTATTTATCAATGAATTACCTCCTCGACAATCTTCGTTCTTGGGACATACATTCTTCTACGCTGTTTGTCCTCAATTTTTCTGGTTTCTCCAAGAATTTTTTGCAATGATTTCAACACATCAGAATGTGACTGAATCCATTCTGCTAATGGAGCATTAAGTTCTACACTATCTTTTGCTTTCCTGCGGTTCTCTCTAACTTTCATTAGAGCTTTTCCAAGTTTGGCAGTGTCGTGATACGACACATCTTCAAGTTCAAGTTTATGTAAGATATCTTGTGTTTCGTAGTCGTGTAATGATTCATTTTCAGTATTGTTTTGATAATCTTCTGTTGCTTGTGTGAAAAAGTTGATTGTATCTTCTAACTCTTTAGCTGTTTTGATTTTCGTCATCTCCTTTAATAATTTGTAATTAAAACTTCTATTGAGCTGTTGCCTGTTTTTACCTTAGTTTGATAGTTACAATTATTGTAATCTTTGATTAAATAATGTGTGTTGTAGTTTTTGCTCCACTCTTTAAGAATTGTATTCTCTTTGCCTTTGTGTTCTGTAACATTCGACAAAGCAAATTTGCTACCTTTTGAATTAATAATGTCGAGTAAATTAAGAAGCTCTCTCTCATAATCTTTTGACCATTTACAAAAATAATCTCGTTCATATCCACCAACAGTAATAAGATAAGGCGGATCACAATAATAGAAAGTGTCATTAAATTCTGGCGAATCTAAATTCAAATTATGGAAATCGCTACTGTACCAACTAATATTTTTCTTGTCGATAGCTTCTATGTATTTTACAAGTTTATCCTCTAACGACTTAGAGAAGTAAGACCTGCTTGCACCAGACGGCATATTAAACTCTTTATTCTTATTAAAGGCTATTTGATAGTTGAATGCGTGAGTAATTAAGCAATATAAAACTACTGCATTTTCTCTATCAAGCTTATCTTTCAGATTTGTATTATAGTAACTTCTTAAATTAAGAAATTCTTGCTTACTAAACTTGTTTAATTTGTATGTGTCAATCATTTCTTTAACTTCGTCTACAAATTTGCTATCAAGATTTCTGAAGATATTAACGAGTGGTTTACATTTGTCGTTATACACAACCTGTTTTGCGTTCACATTTAGTGAAACTTCTCCCCCCCACCGAACAAATCTACAAATTTATCAATTTTCTTCGGAAAGAGAGGTAGAATCTGAGGCAGCAATTTATATTTACCACCAATATAATTAAAAGGATTTTTCAAATAATTTATATTTACCATCTCCTTATAGTGTTACTACTTGTCCTAATTTCAAACTTTCTTGAACTTTGATTACCCTTTGGTTTCTTGAGCCACACCAAGCAAGAGAAATATCTCTTTGCGACTCATCATATTTACCGTCAACAAGAATATCTATATAAGGCAAGATTTTGTTTACAATAAACTTAGATTTCAATATCTGTTCGTATGTATAACCTGTATATAGCCATATTGTTTTGCTTGGTAATTTGGTCTTAACCATTTTCACAATATTAAATACCTGTTGTTGATTTGCTTGCTCCAATGGGTGTCCACCTGAGAGCGTTAGCCCCGATATATAATCAGGACTTAACGCTTCAAGTAATTCAGTCATAGTGTCATTAGTAAATGGTTGTCCGGCTGTAAAATCCCAAGTCGAAGGATTTTGGCAGTTGTAACAATGAACGGTACAACCGCTTACCCATAGTACAACTCTGACTCCAACTCCATTGGCAATATCGTGTTTAGTGATTTTTATATAATTCACTCGTTGCCACCTAAATGTACATATCTTTCTTTGATTTCTTGTGTTCTTCCTTGATTCCAGAAGTTAGTTCCTATATCCTTTTATACCCTCGGTTTCCCGATATTTATTAGGGGAGTAGACTATACAATATCATTGTTTGCATAAGAAACAATTCCCCGAAATTATAGTCGTTGAGCGTCCTCCATCAGCGTTGCCTGTTAAGGAGTTTCGTTGCGTAAGAGTGACTTGCACACTCGGTAATCCCTTGCTTAATGTTTTTATGGTTTCTATCCTATCGGACTGACAGATTTAATCCTATACCGCATTCACACTTGCCGTTTCCAGCTATGTTGTAGCCATTAAGGTTATGGGGACTTCCCCGCAGTTTATTCGGTTTAAAGTGGGCTTATAGCAAACCCACAAGTTCTCCGAGAGATGTTCAATTTACTTTCATCTGTGTTGCCACAGTTTGGACACTTCCAAATAAGTTTACCGTTTTCATTTTCTATTACATCAATCTCTCCGTTATATCCGCACACTTGACAGTAATCACTTTTAGTGTTAAGTTCAGCATACATGATATTGTCGTAGATGAATTGCATAACAGACAGGACAGCTTCTGTGTTATTTTGCAAATTAGAAGTTTCAATATAACTAATTGCACCGCCCAAACTTAATGCCTGAAATTGTGATTCAAGTTTCAGTTTTGCAAAGGCATCAATAGGCTCTCTGACATTTACATGATAACTATTCGTAATGTAGTTCTTATCTGTAATACCTTCGATAATGCCAAATCTTCGCTGTAAACATTTTGCAAACTTGTAAGTTGTACTTTCGATTGGAGAACCATACAACGAAAAACCTAAATCAAGTTGCTCATTCCATTCATCGCACTTTTTGTTCATATATCTCATAATATCAAGTGCGAACGGTGTTATTTCCGGATCTGTATGAGATTTACCTGTCATATACTTTACACACTCATACAATCCTGCATAGCCAAGTGATATTGACGAATAACCACCAACAAGTAACTTATCAATGGTTTCACCTTTCTGAAGTCTTGCTAATGCACCGTGTTGCCAAATAATCGGAGCTACATCCGACACTGTTCCTTTTAGTCTCTCATATCTGCACAAGAGGGCTTTATGGCACAACTCCAATCTCTCGTCAAAAATCTTCCAAAACTTCTCTTTATCTTTACCCGACGATAAGGCTGCATCAACAAGATTGATTGTAACTACGCCTTTGTTGAATCTGCCATAAAATTTGTATTCACCATTTTCTTTGTACGGTGATAAAAAGCTTCTACACTGACTGTTCGGTATCAACAGTCTGGACTATATCTTTGGGAGTTATTATGCTAACTCGCTCACTCCGCACTTCCATCTGTATCGTTATTCAGATGTACTCTACTCACTTCATCACACAAAGCTATTTGTGCTATGCTTTCGATAGTCTCTTGACCTTACGCATACACAAACTTATACTTGTAACAATTGTTTGATTCCCCTTTCAATATTCTTGCTACTTTATGTCTATCCAATTGTAAATCCATTGATAATTGTCGAATAGACGGGTATGTATTAATAAGTTTGTCATTCAAATATACAGATACTTTTGTTCTATTTTTATGTGTTCGATTACCACTATGCCAACCGTGGTAAACATTTTGTGAATTTGTACACCATTCTAAATTTTCAGGGTTGTTATTTAGTTTGTTGCTGTCAATATGATTCACATATTTAAAACCATTAGGATTCGGCACAAACACATTGGCGATTATTGTATGAACTCTGTATCTGTATTTTTTATTGTTCTCACTTCTTGTGATGTGGACATATCCATCTACGCCTATATACGGCGACAACTTATGTCCTTTTGCATTATATATATTGCATTGTTCATCCACATAAAATCCTTTGTATTCTTTTAACATTCGTCATATTACAAAGCTTTATTTGAAAATGTGGCTTGTATTTATTCAGACAAGTTAATGTTTTAAGCCTCACTCATTATAGAG